ATCAGCAATAAATTTATCTGCCATTTCTTTTTGACCATCTTTATATAAAGTCTTAAGATAAGTATTCAAAACAGTATCAACTAAACTATCATTTAATTTAAATGAGTCAATTTTTCCTTTCATACTATTAGGATGACGAAGATAAAACATTAATCTAGGTAAAACTTCCCCTTGTCCTGTTGTCTCAATTTTTAAATCAGATGGTCTTTCTACATCCCTACCCTGATATTCTGATACCATATCTTTAGGATTTTTAGGCATATAAGGTAATTCTCCGTTATATGCTGCATCAGCTGCATCTATATACATATCTTTATCAAATAAACTTGCTTCTTTTCCTTCTCTATTTTTTAATGTACTTTTAACATAAATAATTTTATTTTTTATACCAAATGCTTGTTGAGCTGGGTCGCTAATTAGTTTTTCAATTATTCCATCTCTAATACTTTGAGTAACTGAAATATCTTCTCTTGTTGTTCTGGCTTTATCTTTTAAGTCTATTTCAATGATTGGTCTATCTTTTGAGTTTACTAAATCTGTTGAAACTTTCATTAGCACAGATTGTGTAAGATTTGGATTATCTCTAAATTCGCTATTATGTAATTCTAATTGTTCTTTGAATTTTAGATTAAACTTAGCAACGTCTCCATAAAATTCTTTTATAAAAATATTATTATGTAAGTATTTTCTTTTACTTACACCCTCTTCTAATGAGGTCCATTCTCCAAGATTGTATTCTAATAAATGGTCTACTGTCCAAGATTGTGACATTAATTCTGAATCTTTAGTCATATCTAATTGTTCAAAATTTTCGTATCGTTCTTTAATTTGTCTTTTAGAGTAATCCCAACCATTCTCCATAATAGAATTAAATTTTTTTAATTCAGATTTAAGAGCCATCATAAGGTCTCCTGGCTCAAGTTTGTCCACATATCTATCTTTATTCCATGCAAATTCATTTTTTGTTACATCGTACAATTTACTTAAAACAGCGGCATCAAATTGTTTTACACTTGATTCTCTGCTAGTCATTAAGTCAGCGGTAATCATTTTCATTATAGCACTATGTCTTTGGTCATTTGGTCGGTTTGAATCCATATCAAATAATTTTTTATGAAAAATTTGTTCTTTTCCATATTTTTCTTGAGTTAAAACTTCGCTTAATTTAATGTATAAAAGTTGAGCTTGATTGCTAGGAATTAAAATTTGAGTTTGTCTTGTATGGGGACTTAATACACCAGTATAAGAACCTAATTCTGGTCTATATTTATTAGTAAGATTATCTATAAGAGCATTAATTTCTTGCATTTTCATATCTATTGTTTTTGGATTTTCAGCCATATCTTTAAATGATTCATAGATTTTTAATCTATTATTTATTTCTACTTGAGAAAGATTAGCATCTTCTAAAGATTTTTTGTAGTCTGCTAGACCTTTTTTATCTATTTCTTCAAACATTTTATCAAAATTAAGATTTTTTTGTCTTTTGTTAAAAGAGGTCAAACTTTCTCCAAATAATTGAACATCTTTAGTGACTCCTAGAAAACTATCAACAATACCCTGTTCTTTTAAGATTTGAATTACATTAAAATGTTTCAAACTAAACGGTGTTTTTCCTATAACTTTTCCTTCAGCGTCAAGTACTGGAAATTCTGATTTTTTTAGAGATTCATGAGCTTGAAATTTTACAACAGTTTCTGTGAAATCTTCAAGTTGTTTCATTTTTTTGTATCCATTAGACCAAATAGTTACTCCTTCTCTATGAAAAAATTCCATTATTTCATTAATATCTTTATTAGATATTTTTTTAATATCTTTACCTTTTTCAAGTCTTTTCATTTGTTCCAGAGTCGGTCTTTCAGTAACATTAGGTCTTACTGATTTTTGTCCTGGAATATTTCTAGCTGCATCTCTTATAGAGTTAATAAAAAGACTTTGTTTTTTATTTATATTTGAGGTTGGACTATCAGACACTAAAACTAAATCTGTAATCTTTCCATCTTTTTCTGTTTTTATTGCATCATTAATTTTATCTAATATTCTTTTTTCAGAAGGTTCTAATTTGTCTTGTTTTGTTTCATACAATTTTTTTAATACGCTAATGCTTTTATCTACACTATTGAAATCATTAAATATGTCATATTGAGCTTCAAGAAAATTATCAATTTTAATTATTTTTTTAAATCCCATCGGTTTTAATCTATCACTAAATCTTTCTTGAGATGATTGTATATGATTAGCCCATTCTATCAAGCCGCTTGTTCTATTATCAATTTTTATAGGTTGTCCTATTTGGGAAAAAGGCATATCACTATTTCTATGATTTAAGTCAACAACTCTATTCCAAGTATCAAGAGCTTGTTCAATATGTAATTGATTTTCTTTGTGTGCATCACTCATTTTTGATAAATCTAAACGACTAGAGTCAATAGGGGATAATTTTGTAAATCCATCGTTTGTTTGTCCTACAAGACTATATTTTTTTCCATCTGGTCTAATAAGAAAGTCTGTCTTTATCATGTCACTTACCATCATATCAACACCCTTTTTAATATGCAAACCTCCTGATTTAGTCAAATATCTCCACATATCAAATGAATTAAATACATCTAGTTCTTTGAACATCTTCTCCATACCACGAGCTTCTGAAGATTTTAATTCTTGCATAGTAATATCTTTTACTCTATAGCCTTCTGGTATAATTTTATTTCCTTCTTTATTGAAAGCACTTTGTACATTTCTTGACCAATATATATAATTAGGAATAAATTGGTCTCTAGGTCCTTTTAGCTTTAAATCTGTATCACCTTTAAAAGTTATATCATTTCCATCTGTATCAAATTTTTCTTTTACTAAATATTTATAGTTACCCTTTTTATCTTTCTCTAAAACCTTTTTATGAAAAGTGCTTGTTTTTTCATTGACACCTCCAACTGGTTGTACTTGGTCCCAAAAATCAATCCTATCTTGTTCTATTCTATTGAAAATAGGTCCCCAAACACCTCTATTACCTACATCTACTCCAGTTGTTGAGTTTATTTCGCTTAATATTTCTAAATTTTTAGGAAAATCAGCACTAGTTCTACCAAATAATCCTGAAGATTTAGAATTCCATCTATTTGTCATTCTATCTAAAGAAACATCTCTTCCTTTAAATTGCAAGTCTCTACCACCCTTTAAGAATGCCATACCTAACATAGTATGAAATATTTTATCATCCATAGGGACATTCGGGTCTATCCAACCCTGAACGCCAAATAATGTACCACCAGCTAATACTCTAGGAAAACTTCCCATTATTCTTTCTCCATTTACAGTTCCTCCAAACCAATCAGCTTTCATTGTTTTTGCAAATGCGACTCTCATATCAGTTCTAACTCTTTTAGCTAAATGTTGTAAGCCATCTTGTTGAATTTCAGCAATAGCAATTTTTTGAGCTCTTGTAAGAGTTTCATCAGATGCTAGTTTAGCTAAATCTTCTGGTAGGAAAAGTTCTTTATTTCTAAACTTCTCTGGTAATTTTTTAAACGATGGATGATTTCGTGCTTTTTTTCCTAGTACCGTAGGAATACCTACTGTTCCCAACTCTTTATCTTTTAAAATAAGGTCATCTATTTGTCCATAAGCTCTATGCATATGATTTAAAGATTGTCTACCTTCTTTAGTAGTTGTTTTAATACCTTTTGCAAAATTAGTACCTGGACCATTTAACATTGAATTTATATTATCTAAGTTAGAACCTTTCATTTGTTTAAATACTCCACCTCTAACCCCACCTGGAATCGCAGCACGTGTCCATCCTAAAGCTGCACCAAATACAGATGCATGTATTCCAGTTTTTAAATAATCCATAATTCCTATAGGAACTTTATTCTCTCCATCTAACGCTTTAGGCTTATATCCCCACCAATCAGCTGAAGATAAATCTTGCACTCCTAAAGCCATACCTTCAACCATAGCAAATAAAGCTGCTTCTTCCATCATTCCGCCCATATAAGCTGCATATTTTCCAGTTGTATCCCAATTTGCAAATAAATTACGTTTCATAAGATTGTTAGTCATTAAATCTTCTAGACTTGATACTACTCTACCATCAATAGATGTCCACCATGTTCCCATATCTTTACTAATAAGTTTTACCGCCTCATCATCAATTCCTCTAATTCCTTGTTTTGCTACAAATTCTTTAATCATTTTACCAGTATTGTGTTGCATATCACGAGAAAATTTAGTTTTTTGAACTGCGCTCATTCTAGCAAAATTTGACAGTTTATTTCCAACTGTAAGTGCAGTTGCTTGTTTTACAATAAAATCTTTAGCGTCATCTGCAGTTTTGTATAATTTGGAATCAAATTTTAAATTCTTTTTAGATATAGCAGCATCAACAGATGTTTCAAGTTGTTTGAGACCAGTTTTTGCTCCAGCTTTACTGCTTTGAGCTGCTGCGCTAGTCCTTCCTTTAGTAGCCATAAATGGAAGAATAAAACCAATAGTTTCTCCACTCATTTGCATAAATCTTTCTAAGCCAGTTTCTGGGTCAGGAGCAATATCTTCCCAATCAGTAAATGTACTTGGAGCACCTAAAAGCGCTTGGTCAACAATCCCTTCTCCAAACATTGCTGAACCTCTACCAAGTTGTTCCATTAAGGACCTTTCACTTTCCCAAAAATGAACTCTATCAGTAGGGTTTCCAGAAAAATCTACTCTATCTTCATAGCTATATACATCAGATTGTTTTTTAGAAGGAGGTCTTCCTGCTCTTTCGGCTCTTTCTTGTAGTAATTTAGATAAATCTTGATTAGGTTTAGGAGTTTGAGTTGATATATTTTGTTCGTAATTAGATACACGATTTTTTATATCAAAAGTGTTATCTTCTACCTCTTCTCCTCTTGCAAGCCTTTGAAGTAAAGACTGTTCAAATATATTATCATCTGGCATAAATTATCTCTTTCTTTTTAGAATATCGTTTGGAGAATTATCTTTTGTCATATGTATCATCTTTTCTAAGAAAGGTATAGAATATGCTCCAAAATTTGTATTATATCTATCGTTAAAATCTAAAATTCTATCGTTAAATTTTGTTTCAAGTCTTTCAACGTTTTGTTGAAGGCTATTAAGTTGATTGTCATAATTCGTTCTTCGTTTTTCTACAGGAGTTTCTTCTAGTTCTCTAAGTTTTATTGAAGCTTTCCCCAAAAGGTGTTTATCTCTAACTACAAGTTTCATCTCCTGAGCATATTTATTGTCTTCCATTGTAGCTCCCATATTCATAACAGTATTATATGCCTTCATTGCTAATGTAGCAGGAAGTTGTTTAGCATCATGTCCAAATTCTCCCATATATCCATACTGAGTTTGGTCACTATCTCCAGCACCTCCACCGCCTCCAGCACCTCCAGAACCAGAACCAGAACCACCTCCAGAACCAGAACCAGAACCACCTCCAGCACCTCCACCGCCTTGGCTAGTGAATTGATTAATATTATTAGTAAATACAGTAGCTTCGTTCTGAAGTAGACTTCTTCTTAATTCTATAAGTCTATTTAAATTACCCATATCTTCGTTAGTTAAGTCATATCCTTGTTTACTAGCTATATCTAAATAGTAGTCATCCATTTTATCTAACCCTAATTGCGCTTCTGCATTTAATGCAAGATTTTGATTCATAGCGTCTTCAGTCATATCCATGCTATATACAGCACTTCCCCAACCTATACTATTGAAATATTGTGTTTGTCTATTAGCATCCATATTAAAAACAGATTCTACATCATTTGTAGAAAATGGAAATGTATATTCTAGTGGATTATCATCATCATCATCACCACCAGGTTTTCCACTAAATACTCCTTCTCCCATATCAAATTCTGAAGAAGATACATTTTTAATTAACTTAGAAGGGCTTATTCGATAAAAATCCTCTAATTTTTGATTTAACTCTATTACTTCCTGATGATTGCCTATAAGATTTTCAGCTTCACTATAAACTTTTTGATTTCTTGGTTCACTAAGTTCTTTTCCAGGAGGTAGAATACCAAAAGCTGCTAAAGCATCTTCAAATGTATCATCTTCATTCTGTATTTCATTATTTATCAAATCTGCAAATTCAATAACAGGGACATGGTCTGTATTATTAACTCCAGCAGACCAAATTAATCCAGCCATTTTATTAGACATAAAAGGGCTTAAGCCGCTCTTTATAAATTGGTTTCTTAATCCGCCAAATCCTTCTGCGCTATCTTTGTGTATTTCATATAAAGGAGACAAATAACTATCTCTAAAAGATTGAACATTGTAGTGTCTTTCATCTTTAGCTCCTCTTATTAATCCTTCTAAATTTGTTTTAACTTTATCGGCTAATTTTTCATTCCAATCTCTATCGCTTTCAAATGCATCTCTTTGTAATGCTAAAATTCTTTCTTCGCTAGCTTGTTCTGCTGCTTCTCTTTTTTGTCTAGACTCTAATATATCATTTAAAGCTGTAGTAATTTGAGATGTATTTGGCTTGTATCCAAATGCCATATTATAGCCCTAACCCTTCCCAGAAAGTATCTGTTTTACTTAATCGTCTATTTTCTTGTTCTAATTTAAATCTTTCATTTTTTAATTGTTGCTCTTCTGCTATTCTTGATTCTTCAATACTTGCATATTGTTTGTCTAGTGCTCTATTAAGACCTTGATATCTATATAAAAAATCTTGATTTAATTTATCTGTTAACATACTTAATTCATTTTGAGCTGCTCCTGAATGTGCAAATTTTTGTGCTCCTCCTAAAACATCTTGCTTTCTATATAACTCATCAAACATAGTAGAAGTTTTTTTACCTGAAAGTTCAAATCCAAATCTATATTCATCTTTAGCTACTTCTTGTCGACTTACTGCTACTTCAGGTAGAACATCAATAGCTTTATTTATATTTCCTATTGCAGCTTTATTTCCTTTAATTAATGCTCTATTTTGACGAGCTTGTTGATTAGCGCCAAATAAAGTTTGTCCTACGTTCAAAGCAAATGTTGCTGTTACTGGGTCAAAAGGCATCTTATCCTCCTTTCTTCCATGAATTCATTATACTTCTCCACATACTATTTTTACCATAAAAGTCTCCCTTATCAAAACCTCTATTATCTCCAAAAAAAGCACCTTCTGTCTCTTTTAAAGTACCTTTACTTCTTTTTAGATTTTCATGTCTTGCAACTGCTGGCATTGTTGACCATTGATTCCATCCTCCTCTATCGGATATTCCTCCTATTCCACCTTCTTTTGCTAAATATCTACCCATTTCATAATTCATTTTGGTATTATTTTGAAGCCATGTCTGTTTTTGTTGATTAGAAGCATTATTCCATTTATCTTTTCCATAATGTTTTTGTCCAACTTTAGCAACTCCTTGAAATAATACATCTTTAGTTACACCATCTGCTCCAAACTCTAAGGAAGAAGAATCATTTTTATAATCATCATGACTAGGGTCAAGTGTTATTCCACTAGTAGTATTTGTCCATGCTGAATTTACCATTAAAATTCCATGGTCCCATGTTCCATCAAAAATATAATTTGGTGAATTTTTATCAGAAATAACATTTTTATTAGTACTTTTTTTTGAATATTTATATTGTTTTTTATAAGCAATTCCATCTGCTGCTTCTACTTCTCTTTCAATATATCCATCATTAAATAATTGGTCCCATTCAGTATCTGTTATATTTTTTAAATTTGCAAATCCTAAACCTTTATGTTCTTGCATTACAATCTTTTTTACCATTTCTTCATCTGAAAATTCAGAATAATTAAATTTACCCGCTCCTTTTGGAAATTTTGGTCCATAATGCGATTCTATATTATTAAAAAAATTATTTTCATTATCATACACGCCCAGATATTTACCATAAGCAAGTACTTTGGGAGTAGACCATTCTTCTCCATTTACCAATATTTTTGTACCTCTATCTCCAAACTTTAAATCTTTATTTTGAATGGTATCTGCAAATGTAGTCGTTGTTATCTCAACATCAAATCCAGCATCTCTTAATTTTGCAAGACTCTCATCTCTTTCCGTCTTGTCTTCTTCTTCATTTTGCTTATGTTCTAGAGCGACAAAACCACCAGCAAGCGTATCGGTTAAAGCCTCAACTTTGTAAGTTTCATCCTGTATAATACCAGCAGTAGTTTTAGATTTTGTAATATCTTGTTGAGCATCCATAAGATACTGATTTTTATTTGCACTTTCATGCACCGAGCGCATAGAAGGGCTTTTTAATTGATTCTTATATGACTTACCTATTTCCATAAATAATTTTCCTTGTAAGATTTTATCTCTAATTTATATATATTATTCATTACTATCAACTGTTTTCTATTAGTTATACAGATTTTGCTTTTACCCATTTTTTAACATGAGCAGAATCTGAGTTTGGTCTTCCTGTAGATATATTAATCCATTTACCTTCATGTTTAACAAATTGTTCTACTTTATTAAAATTATCTTTATTCTCAAAAAATACAACATCTCCTTCTTTTCCAATATCATCTGTAGGAATATTAGATACAAATCTTGATTTGCTTTGATTTAAATGTCTACTTTCTCTATAAAACCTTCTTAAAGGAGTTTCTGTAGCTCCTCCAACACTCGCTCTTTTAACTTGAAACTTTTTTTCAGCTTGTTCTGCCATTATTTTACACTCTTTCTTCTATAAATAATTGTTACATCATTAATTTGAAAATCACTTGCTACATCTTGCCCAGAAACGTCTGTAAGCTGAATACCGAAACTTCTTATATTGTTTGCATTTGAACTCGTATATAGGTCTATTTCAGCCCAATTAGCACTACCTGCAATATTAGTTATGTTTGTTCCATTTTCATCTTGAAAAGAATGATTAAAAGTCCCTCCATCATATGCATATTTAGGTAATATATTAGTATTTCCTCCTGCTCCTCCCTTGTAAGTAATTCTTACTTTAGATATCTTTTTCCTAGCTTGAGTTCCAAAATTTAATTCTTTTGTTTCTATTTTATAATTATCTACAGCAACTGAAGGGTCTACTTTCCATGGAAGAACTGTTATTTCATTAGTATCACTTTCATATCCAAATACTAATTTTCCATCCCAAATATTTATTAAATTTGTTTTATCTTCTCTTGTTATTCTTCCAGTAGATTTTGTCCATGATTGTGTTATCATATTATATAACATTACATCTCCATTGCCTGAAACATCTGTATTTCCTCTTACAATCAATAATTGGCGTGTGTCTGGAATATAGCCTATCATAGTTTCTCCATCTTTATAAAAACCGCTACTTCCATTCCAATCATCGTCAGAAAATATTCTTATTCCTTGTCTTTCAAAACAATCTACAATTTGTTGTCCATTATACATATATACCCCATGAGCATTGCACCAAGCAACTCCATAATCTGTTTCACATACTGCGTTATAATGTGATACTCCTTTATGCTTATGGGTTGATTCAAGAAATTCTACATCTTTATTTGCATTAATAACATGAAGAGTGTTCTGTTTGAATTGAAGTAATCTATCAGCGTATCCTGCTAGCCTTATTATTTCTTCACCATCACCTACAGCAACATCTATACGACCATCCATTCTAAAGGTATCAAATTTATTACTTTTAGATTTAAAAATACTATCAGAAAATAATTTTACTTTACCATCCTTATCTTCTATTTCAACATTTCCAACATATATTCTTCTACCTAAAAGAGCTGATGTTTTCCATTTAATAGATTTTATTATGTTTCTTTCACTATACTTTCTATTTTGTATAGGAGGAAAATTAAAAGAATTACCTAAATGATATTTCCCTGGATTCATTACTGTGTATTCAGCCATTATTAATCTCCCTAATAAATTTCATGATATTGGTCTTGGTCATATTCTTCTGGAGCAACTTTATTACTTTCTTCTATTGTCATAGTAAAAATACCACTATCAGCAATTACTGTAAAATTTTCATCTAATACTTCTACTTTAAATTCTCTATCCGTTCCTAGCGCTGGTAAATACATTGGAACATAATATGTGTCTAATGTAGTTCCTGGAGTTCCACTAACACCAGTTTTTAAAGCTATTTTATTTCCAGAAACTTCCCCAACATATAAAGGAGATATTGCTCCTCCCCATATTCTTAAAAAACCATATCTACCATCAAAACCATTTACATTATTATTATCTAATATTACTCTCAAATCAACCTTAGAAAAAGATTTTCCTGCTTGAGAAGCGGCACTCCCAGTTCCTTCCCAATCAGTGCCCGAACCAGCAGCATCGCTAAAAGCAATATGGGTAGCTGATGTTGCAGAATTTTCCATGATATCTACACCTTCTCTTTTAGTTGGAGTTCCACCTACTGATGTATCGTTGTCAATATCCCAAATACCATAAGAAGATTCAGTATTAGAATTATATAATTTCCAATAATGTTTACCCCCTTCAAGCAAATCAGTATGCATTAAAAATGTCCAATCTTCATTTTGTTGTTCTCTAAAATAAAAATTAATTCCTACAATTCTATCGTCTCCTAGTCTATGGTTAGCATCGTCAGTTATTCCGCTTCCATTATCTTCTCCAGTAGATATATGAACTTGAAATATAACTTCATTATCATAAAAACTAACAGTATCTACTACATTCAAACTAGATTGAAATGGAGTTATAGGTCCTTCTTGGTCTCCCATATAAACTGGAGTAGCTCCAAATTGATAATTTCCATTCCAATCACCATTTGAATTAGTCCAATAAGATAAAACAATTTGTTTGTTTGAAGCTTCAATAGTGCTATCAGTAGGACCTGCTGCATTAGCATCAAATAAAACTAATTTATCAACATCTCCTAATAATTCTCTAAAACTTTTTAATTTTTGGTCTCCATTTTGCCATTTATGAATATCGTGTAAATTTCCAGTATTACCAAATTGATTAGTCCAAAACAAAGAAGAATCAATATATCCATACCATTTACTATCTTGTGTATGTGAAGCATCTCCTATTCTTAATAATCCATCTACATAATAAAAATTAGGCTTTATAGCTCCTGTAGCTACAACATTACTTGATAATGCTGGACTATCTCCGTCTTTATCTCTATAGTAAAATCTAATACGACCACTATTTTGTTTATCATAAATGGCTAACCAATCTTCTGGAGTTTTAGCCTCGCTATTATCATAGTCTGTTGAAAAATAATGTAATCCATATCCAGGTTCAACATCTGCTGCTACATTTTGTGCCGTAGCTAAGTTTGTTAATGCAGTATCTTGATTTCCTATATTTACTATTCTTCCCAATTTATGAATAGAAACACCATCTGCTTCTCTCATCTCTATATCACTTAAATCTTTAGGGTCTGAATTATTGTTAATTCCACCATGAAATCCTAATATTTGATATTCTTGTTTAGGCACTTTTCTTCACCTTCTCAAAACTACGCATCCCCCCGAGACCGAGCATTCCAAGAAGTACTGTTGTAAGAGTGCCCATATCAAAGGTTGGTAATACTATTTCATTTCCAAAACTATACATAATAAATGTAAGTAAAGGTTGCAATAAAAAGTGATACCCTAATGCTGTAGCACATATCCAGCCCGTGAAGGGCCTCCAGCCCGCAACAAAGATACTTGTATGACCAGCTTCTACTTTATTGACTTCCATTTGTGCTTTATTAATTTCTGCAATTAATTCAGCTTTCTCCTGTTTGTCTAAAGTAAACTTGTCTACATGACCTGCAACCTTATCAATAATACCAGCAACTATATCTAGTTTAGGCATTATTTTTTACCTTTCTTTTTCTTGTTCGCTTTTACAACTTTTGCTTTAAGTTTTGCAAATTCAAAACATTTACACTTGTCATTATACTTACATAGTGCATAATGAAGACCAAAGCCTAAAGCTAATCCTACTATAAATCCTATCATATTTTCTCCTAACATTAATATATTAACCAATTGAATCCAACCTTGGACTCATAACTTTGAACATCGTACATGTTAAAATAACGACCTTCTAAAAATATTCCAAACTTGTTACTTATTTTCCATCCGTAAACTAGTCCCAAGTCATAATCCATTCCATTTTCTGCTACATCATAATTAAATGAATAGTCAGACATACCCTTTGTTACTGGATATGCTGTGGTCCAAAAGTGAAACCAATTCTTAGGTGTGTATTTATAATAATCAGCACCTACTGATAAACTTAATTCATTCTGATAACCAAGGTCTTTTGCATACTCTTCATTATAATCTTTAACAATCTCTCCATAGACCTGTTTATAGAACATATCATCTGTATTTGCTACTAGA